GTCCAGCTTCAAATGCGGCTGTGTGTTGAAGGGATCGGTGTATCAGGTTCTCATCCGCGTTAGTTCCTCCAGAACCTGACCCCATTCCGTGACTACCTTCCACAGTGACGTCATTCGTACAAACTATAGGAATGTTGAATTTCTGTGGATACACGTTGTTTATGTGAGGATGATATTGTCGGTCGAATTGATACAATACCAGTTCTTGTCCTACATCTTGGAGATGGGTGTTGATATGCTGGTCAAATTTGGAAAAGTCAGTTGCTATCACGAGATCATCACTTCTCTTGGTATCAAATAACTTAGTGACATGCTTCTCAACAGCTCTCAAGGAGATGAGTGCTGGGAAAGTCCCATCAGTTTGCCAAGCCTTAATTAAAGGTTTGTAGAACTGTAATTCGAGTATGTTTAATCCAAAGGGCATCATCCATACGACACGTTGTTTAACGTCCTCGTCAGCGTTACCGCCTTGTTGTCCTCGCCATCCCAATATGGCTACCCAGTTGTCATACCCAGACTCTAGTAAACCTAGCGTCTCATCAATTACTGAATTCCGTCGAATAAACTCCGGAGCACCGCTATTAGTGTTGAGTTTCATCTCAGCGATGGTGTTCTTGTAATTGGAGAGGGATAAGCTCCCCCTACGAAGTTCTGCCTTGACCTTCGTCAAAACTTCGCGTGGAATCGGTCTTACATCATCTTTTGGTAGTGTAAAGTATGATGTTACATCGTCCAACCTTTGCTCGAATGGTAACATGATTGAATAAGGCCCAACCTTACTTTTCTGCTCCATTTCAATTTCGTACAACCCTGGCATCAAAGAGTTAACGTCTTTAGCGTCAACCACCTGCTGCCACGCTTCGAGCACTTTAGCCCTTGGGGCCCCGTTCCAAAACGGTGTACGATAATCGTCGGGTTGACCTCTTTCCGTTCTATCTAGAAAGCTATTCAGCCCGGGGTTTGGCAAGTTGAAGTACTTTGCCAAGTCTGTCTTTACAATCT